TGGCGAGTGGTTACCGACCCTTGATAAAATCAAAGCATTTTTGAAAGATAGATTCGGTAATACCAGATTAATGAAATATCTGTTTCCTGAGGAAGAAGAACAGGTAGCTCCTCCTAAACCAGTATTATCACCTAAAGGAGTTAGGGCATTAAAAATTCTTAGCGATATAGCTGGTCCTGATAAACTTATCAGTAAACAAGAATTGGGAAAGTCAACGAATGCTGTAAGATTTGATAATGCAATAAAAGCTTTACAGGCCGAAGACATGGCCATTTCGTTAGGTGATTTACGTGACGAAATTACTAAAACTGGAAATAATAGCCCTGGCTTAGGGTTACAATATAATGCAGACGCACGAACCATTACAACGATTAATGCGCCTACTACAATGGTTGAACAAATTAGGTCAACACATTTTATTGATTTACATGGTAATCCTAATAATTAGTCTTCAGCTGCTAGCTTAGCAAAATAAGACATCGTATCATCTTCATCGACTGCCGATTCTGCAGTCTGTGATACTGGTGTAGCTGTAGGTTCTGCTGGCGCAGAAGCCTTATCGAATCGATCATAAGGAATCTCATCATCAATTGCTACTTCTTGCTTAACTGTACGAGGAGCTTGTTCACCTAATACTTGGTGCAATTTAGTTTTAAGCTCATCATAAGTTTTATAGCTTGTAGGATCTGTGAACTCGGTGATTGGATATAGTTTATTATAAACCTCTTCCAAACGTGCTTCATCGCCATCATAGAGCGCCGATGGGCTACGAAACTCCGACTTGTCATAGTTCCTATAACCTTCGACGTTACGAATTTTTAATACAAAATCAGCACCATTCCAAAAGTCAAAAGGATTAATTGGCTTTTCATCAGGAAATTGAGGTTGCATTAGATCCATAACTTTATCAAAGATCTTTTTGCCGAACTGATACATAAAGACTTTGCCTTCATTCTCAGGTGCAGATGGGTCTGATACCACCAAAACGTTTGTTACATAGTGTAAACGACGTTTTTGTTTACGTGCAGTTTCTTTATCATCTTCGATACCTGAATTCCACAAACGAGAATTCAATTCACCTACAGGGTCAGGCTGACCAATAGATGTCAAAGACTTTTCAATATACCATTGGCCAGTTGGTCCTTTAAATCCATGATCCCAATATTGAACCCACGGAATTTCTTGGCCTTCAGTTGCCGGTAAGAAACGAAGAATGGCATAACCATTACCTGCCTTATCAACTACTGGTTTCCACATACGGTCATCGCCATATGATTTCTTCTCACCACCACCTGCAGATTGAGCTGCATTTAATAGCTTAGAGAAGTCGGTACGGTTACGTTTTAGATTTGCAAAAGACATATATTTTTCCTTATATTGCTGTATTATTGCTGAAATATTATACTATATTTTATACTATAGGTAAACAGTTTTGTTGAGGCAAAAAATTTAAATTAGTAGCTTCTGCCTCAATCTTGTTTTTAATCACCGGAGATATATATTTTCTTATATCTTCGATTTCAATATTGTTCTCCTCACACAGATGTATGATGGCATCCATGTAAGAAGACTTGTGCGATTTAACGGTATTTATTACTAACTCAGTGAACTCACTCTTAGTTAGAAATTTCTTTTCAGTTTCGATTTTGATTATCCTCCAAGTACATTTCATTTGTGTATACTTCACCAATATCACCATAAAACACACCTACAGTACGTTTAGGTGTGCCATCAGGATAATAAGCCATTGCTACATTACGCATTTTAATTTTATTCTGCTTTTCAGCACCATAGCGATGGTCTCTATAAACACCGTCATTAAGATATCTTTGAAGGTTAAACAGATATGTATCTGTGTCCCAATACTGGCCTCTTAGACCAGCATCTTTGCTATCTTTAGCCTTCGAAGATTTTAAGCCCTGCATTAATTCTTTTTGACTTTTGATATAGTCTTTAATTTTTGAAGGGCTTAATGGATTATCTGCAGACAAATCACGAATTGATTCGTCAATAGACAAATTCTTTGCAGGACCACGAGCTTCACGAGCTTTGGCCATACGTTCTACCAATACTGCTTTTTGTTCAGCCGAGAGTGGAGCTCTCTTCTTACGTGGTTTAATCGGTTTTACTTTCGATTCTTTTGCAAGTTCTTGACGAATCTTCATACGTGCAGTTTGTCTAGCCATGATATCCTCACTTGTTTCATCATATAATACTATTCTACCACATTCCAAAAGGAATGTACACTAAAAAGCGCCGACAAATTTAAATTAATCTTTATGATCTATTGGTAAAAGTTCAATTTCGCCATCCGAATCCATCTTCCAGCGAACTAAGTTCTTATCGACTAACGCTCTGATAGTAGCTTCTATAATTTCTTCGCTATTGTGTTTATTATACCAATAGCCAACCTTAAATGCACAGAACGCACCTGCCGCTAAAATTAAATATTCGACATATTCAATATTCATAAGAACTCCTTAAATGCTTATTTATACTAGGTAAAAGATAGCACACTATCAACACGAAATGAGCGCCATCCTTCGGCCTTCGTATCCCAAACTGGAATTACTTCTTCGCTGATATCTCTGATTTTTTTAAGCGAGAATGGATCTTTAGTATCAGTAGATGGAATAACACCTTCTTGCAAAGTGCAGACCATATCTCGTTCTTCGCCATTTACTTTTTTGAATATCACACGACATTCACGTTTCTTTAATTCAGTGACCATATAGTCACGAGAACTTGAGTCAATCATTTATACGGATCCTTTACTTTATAAGACGAATCAATGTTTTTATTTTGATTCTTTTTCAATTCCTTTACACCCAAAGTATGCATAAAGGTAGGATCGGCCATTAGTATATCAATGACTTTCTCCCAATCTTGTATCTTGCCTTCGAGATATTGAACTCGACGATCAAGAAGCGAAACTTTATAATCACTCATTTGACTAAATAATCCAAATAGCAATAGCCAAACTTAGAACGAGATTCATGAGAATCAAGATCAAGCTTGCAATTTTCCATTCGCCGCATTACGGCGTTTGTTGGTCGACCATACATGTCGACTTTAATTACCCACATTATTATCTCCTCATTGAGGCAGCATCAATAGCTGCTTGTTTATTATCTTTACGAACTGGCATTAGATTTGATTTATGTGTAACTACAATACCAGCGATTTCATCACCTGTATAGCGACTACGTTCTTTTGCAAGACCATTGCCTGCTATACGATCACTCGTCATACGAGGACCACAATTATAGTCAGGTAAGTCAGGCCTATAACTTGACTTACCTGAAACAAGTTTATCTAGAAACTTTTGATGTTCGGCTTCCGCCTTTAATAATTTATTCGATTTTCGTTTCGCCTTACGGCGTTTCCCTACACCATGAACTTGAACTCCTCTAATCATATGCATAGACATTAAGCTGCCTCCTTATAATGTTGATCGAATGTGCCATAGATACGTAACTTAACATTACGAATGTGGTTACACGGTTTACGTGGTGCTTTTTTACAAGAACAACTAAAACCCTCAGGATGCATGGTGACAGTACCTTTAGCATATTGCCATTCAGTACCGACCATCCAATGGTCCTGAGTATCGATGAGACTAGTACTAAAAATCAATCTGTGTACCTCCTATCAACTGCAGATGCATCCCATACATACTTGTGCATTCTAGGATCACCTACTATAACGACATCACTATCACCAACTTCACTATAGACTCTAGCGTCCATATGTTTGTGATAGTAAGCAGGACCACCGAATACTCTACGAGCTCGAGTATAAGTGTCGTGATCCATCCCTACATAGTGTACAGTTCTCATAATAAACTCCTTTCCTCATACGCCCGAGCTAGTATCTCCAATCTCCCCGCACGGCCTTATTGACATTGCCGCTCTAGTTTGATTGAAACTAACACCCCTACGCTTTCACGACACTGATATTTCACAGGCGAATATATTCCCGTAGGGATAGTGCTTTTAGCTGATCAACGCCTCTACACAGACGTATGAGGAAAAGAGTCTTAATAGACTCCGCCTGGTATTAAGTATTTGTCAATACCAATTAAGAGCATGCCTAACATCATGCCCCAAAATATTTCATTAATCCCAATCATTATCATACCTCGTAGTTTCGAACATTGTTTCGCCATAGTATTCTTTGGCGTATTTAGATGCATCAGTCCAGTGATACATATTAGACTCTTTAGGAATGTCAAGATCTTTTTTCTTACGAGAAACAGGCTTGGCACGAGAGATAACTGATGCAGACTGTTTACGAATCTTAGACATTTTTTTCTTACGCTCAGCGATTTCTTTGATGAGAGCAAGACGGTCAGATTGAGTAGTTGCAAATTTCATAGTATTCTCCTTCATTTGATATAACCATCCTACAGCATGTTGAAAGCAATGTACACGTTTTTGTTTCGTTTAAAATCAATCACTTATAATTTTTTTCCAAAATAAACGCACCTTCAGGTGAAGTCCATGCCGACATCAATTTAAGATACATCATATCAGTCAAGGCTATAACCTGAAATCTATCATCCTTTTCATTCCATTGACGAATATAAACCACGTCATCATAAAGAAAAACCGAAACGTCGTCGTATTTTCCCTTATCGTCTAAAATCGTAATGAGAGTTTCGTCCTCATCAAATTCAACTGTATACATTCCATATCACTTTTATATAATGAGCATCAAGATAATCTCGATACTCTATTGCATTATAGAGGCAATTAAAAATCTTGCCATTTACACTGATCATCTACTCAACATTCTGACACAAGTAAACCAAGAATTTTCATCCATGCAATCTGACCAGATGTGCCACGTATAAAGTGTACACAGAATAACAACTATGGTTATTACAACACCATATATTAGTTTTTCCATTATCCCCAATCCTTTCGATCTTCTTCGTTATCATAACCATACTCGTAAGCTTCGAGCTCACCGATAGTCATATTATCTTTCCCAACGCGTTCAGACTGATATGTAGAACCAACATAATAATGAGGATCATATGGACGACCATAATAAGCATCTGCACTGCCACGATCCTGAGGAGAACCATGACGAGGAAGTTCATTACCTTTTACGATTACATCTAGATCATACATTATGCTGCCTCCTTGCTTTCAATTGACCAGGCTTCGCTGCCATCAAGGCGAGACATTCTAACCATTGCAAATTTGTTAGAATCATACAAATCCAAGTAGTAACTACGAGCTTGATCATATTTAAATCCTGAGGCATGCTCTTGCAATTCATAACAGCCATTCTTAAAAATAAAAGCTTCAACTTTCCAATACAACATCTTATGCATAGTCATACTCCTTATAATCGACAATGGCAGCTAAATCTTTAACTAGCTGTTTACCATAGTCAGTAAACAAAATACCTTGCTCCCAGACAAAGTGTTCGACATCTTGAATGTGATAAAAGGTTTCAGTGGAAGTCATCCACAAAAGAGCGTTAGTACGATTACCAGCACCAAGCTCGATGATGTCTTTGATACGAGCTTCGAACTTCTCGATGGCGACTACTTCAGCCGATTGCTCGGCTTTAGTGTTTTCTTCGAGTTGCTCACACAGAGCATCCCAAAGATTTTGCTTCGTTTCATTGTCGAAGGCTAAAAGATTTTTCATGAAAACCGCAGAAGGGCGGAAGCCATGAACATCTTTGTGAAGGTCTGACCAAAGATCATCTGAGTAAGTAAATTCCATAGTATTTCTCCTTTTCATATATACATCCTACACTGTTACGAAGTGAATGTACACAAAAAAGCGCCGAACTATGTAATTTTCTTTTTGTTTGTAATCAATGACTTAATGATTTTTTTCGTCGTAATCGTTTAAGGCGTGCAAATAAAGATAAGGTTCGAGCTTCCATCATAGCTTTTCGTGTTTTACGACGAGTTCTTGCTGCAGATGATCTGAGCATACGGTTTGCTTTTGACTTATCTTTTTCTAACATTATGCTGCCTCCTTGAACCATTCAGGTACGTTGCGATTTGTCCAAACCATTTTAAATCTATCTTGTTTGGTTTGGTAATACTCTTGATATGAACGAACCGGATCATCTTCGTGAATGCATTGGGGTTCGTGTTGCATAGCAAGAGCAAATGGTGTATATTGATTTGACCAATTAGTATTTGATGGCGCTCGACGTAATACCTCCCGCAAAAGCGTATCTGTCGAATGTACTTTATTATAGCGATGCTGATATTCATCGCACAAAGCTACGAAGTGCTTGTAATGCCATTCGTAATTAGCATTTGTTTCCATTGTCCACACAGTGCAAGGATGCCCATGATGAACAGCACGATATAATACGTTTTCAAGATTATTATTTTTATGAACCCAATATTTGACCATGCGCTTACCAGATTTAGATGGTCGCATTTCCATATAGCCATCGAGCATACGATGCGCTGTGGATAACATTTGAGCAGACTCTACAATCATTTTTACTACATGTTTATCACACTGTAGTTGAGCCGCAAAAACTGGGTTTTTATGTAATACAAATATATTCATGATAACTCCTTCACTAGGGTTATTCTATCACATATTCTTTTTATTGTACATATTAAAATGGCGTTGACAAGCAATTATTGTTTGCTTTTCTGTCCAATTAAATTTCTTGGCTATTGCTTTTAGAAGATCTTTTTTCGAAGTGTCTGATCCATTCCATGCTGATATCATGTTCCATATTATCTTGTCTATCTCTAGCCAATTCATTTTCACGTTCCTCTCTTAACATTCTTAAAATATAATTATGATAACGCTCTTGCATTTTATTTGATCTCCCGGAATAATTATTTATAAATAAATCCATACCACAATTTAAAGGAGGGTATTATGGATATGATTAAAAACTGGGTCATGGCTCGTGTAAAAGAAAGAACATCTTTAGACGGAGCTCTTATCGCCGCGTTAGGTTTACTCGTAGCGCTTGGTGGACCAATGACTCACATCGCCGCTTGGGCAGGTGTAGCATACGGTGCATGGACACTATGGAAAGCGGAACATAATGGCTGATGATAAATTGACAAATATGAATCCTGATGATTTGACACCTGAAGGCAAGATGGAATTACAATTTCGTGTTCTTGGTAACGAGATGATCGGAATTAAAATGATCGTCGACGACATGAAAATGAAATGGGTCTTTATTGGTTTATTAGCAATCTTAGTAATGACATGGGCAGCCGCAGAATTTGGTAATGCTATAATGGGCACATCGGCTGGCGATGATGATGTTTATGTAGAAGAGCTATACGAAGAAGATGGCTGAGAAAAACGCATTTGGAGTAGAAATGGCAACTAAAGAATCTAAAAAACAAGAAGCCAAAATGATGCAGGCTGATTCCATATATGCTCATCTAGATGCAGATGGCGATGGAGTTATCACTGACGAAGAAATGGCTCGTGCTAAAGAAATAGCAGAATGGGAACATAAAAAGAAAATGCAAGAGAACGAAGATGCCAAAGAAGATCAAATTAGATCTATGGCATGGTTCGCTCTATGGGGTATGCTTTTGTATCCTGTACTTATTTTACTTACAACCATATTTGGTGTAGATAGTGCAGCTAAAGTAATCGGAGATATTGCTCCTACATACTTTGTAGCTATAGCCGGTTTAGTAGCCGCTTTCTTTGGGGCTCAGGCTTATTCCAAAGGAAAAGACAAATCTTAACCAGAATATATTTCTTGTAACCTGCTTTCAAAGGCCTCTACTTTGGCCAGTCTATTTGGCCAAAGTATATACTCTTTTTCAGGATTCTTCTTTAAATTATTAATCAGAGGAATCACTGCATTGTACAAATTGTCAAGTTTGTCTTGCGTAGTGGAGGCTGCAGCCTCTATTTTAACGGCCGCAGTAGTTGCTTTTCGAACTGCTTCCAGCTCATCTTCATCTACGGCTGTAAAACCAAAATCAAATAAATCTTCTGACACTATTTTTTCTCCATCAGCTTTTTCCAATAATATTCATTACGGTCAAAAGTAGAAGTTCTATTTGCTTCGTGTTCTTTATACTTGGCAATATAACGTTCTAACTCTTCTCGATTCATTTCTTTTTCTTATCCATTTTAGCTTGAGCTGCATCAACATCTTCTTGTGATACGATACCTTCAGCTATAAGACGAGCTCTATTGACCATATGAGCTGCTTGTGTTTCTTCTTTACTTCCACCAAAATAAGGTACGCAATGGCCTTCTAGTTCCATGATTTCGGTAACACGTTTCATTTCACCGTGATAGTCTACTTCGAAATCACCTAGAACTCGGCCGAACTTACCCTTCATATCTTCGCCATGCTTATCTTCTGTCGTGATAAGTTTCCCGCCATGCTTCATAAGTTCTTTTAAACGAGCTTTAGCAGCTTCACCAAACAAGTCTTCAACTCTATCAGACGTACGAGATTCGGGCGTATCTATTCCCATAATTCTTACGCGTTCGTCCTTTAGACAAATACCAAATCCTAAATCGATATCCACATCAACGGTATCACCATCAACTACTTTTATTACAGTTACATCGTACTTATTTTGTTGCATAGTTTAACCTATCTTTATTATTATGATTAAACTATATTTATCAAAAGGGGAGCTTCTGCAGAGCTCCCCTTCCTATTTGCATTTTACGTATGCAACAACCGACTGGGTTTTTTTACGGTACCAGTGCTTTCTACCGACCTATATGTCCGACGCGCCTCTAACCACATATAGGGTTTGCTTGAGTACGTTTGCGATATTGCAGGCTTTCCTCATTCGCCTTCCAACACTTCAATCCTCTGTTCGAGTCTATCATGTTGAACCTTTTGACGAGCAGCGACTGCAGAATGAGATGCTGCTAGTCCTATAAACTTCTCGTCTATTTTATTCATTTCTTCATCGACACGGGCGATATATGCACCAAGAGTTTTGTTGTGGTTATCCACTTTCTTGATATATTCACCCATGCCGTACATAGACAAAAACCAAATTATTGCAACTTCCATTTGATTTCCTTTCTTGGCGAACACGGAAGGACTCGAACCCTCGACCTAGTGCTTAGAAGGCACTTGCTCTAATCCAGCTGAGCTACGTGTCCATTATATTATTCAGTTGGCTTTTCAAGTTGCCAACAAACATTACCATCTCCATCTATAAGAGCTAGTGTTCCTTCACCAGGAGGACGACAACCTTCGTCAATCATTTCCCACTGATAACCTTCTTGCTGTTGCGCATGAGAAAGAGCAAAAAACTCTTGATTATCATGAGCAAATAGTGCCAAAATTATTACTATCATATTAAACTCCAAAACTTTCGCCACAACCACAACTGGCTTTGGCATTAGGGTTGACTACTTTTAAAAAAGAGCCACCCAACTCTTCTACATAATCTACAGTACATCCAAATACAAACATTTCTGCTAATGGATCTAACCATAAATTCTCTATAGTGGGTTCTTTATCTGTAGTACCCCACTCATATTGAAATCCTGCACATCCTCCACCTTTAACCGTAAGAGACACATTAGGATCTCCTATACGATTTAAATATTCTTTAGCGGATTCTGTTACTGTAATCATTAAAAATATCTATCAACCATTTCTAGCATATCATGATATTTAGCAACTTCTTCTATTTCAATTTCGATTGCTTCCATAATATCGGAGTGCTCGCCAATACCTGCAGGATTATGAAGATACACTTCGACATTAGCTACATGCTTATCAATATGGCCTTTAGCATGTGATTTAAAGGCTCTTAATAGTTTTTCTCTCATAAGTTCTCCTAATCATTTGATATGGGTTCATCGACAGGTTTATATTCTAAAGGCGCACCTTCTCTTCCAACATTCATACATTCTTTACTACAGTACCAGACTTGTCCTTCGGCCTTATGACCACACCATGTATCAATAGCCTTGAATGAATGGCCCATATCCGTGAATAGAATATGCCTATTAGTACATTTATTTTTGGAAAGGAACCACATACCTTTTTCCGTCAAGATAGAAGCGAATAGTAGAATGACTATATACTTCTACATTTGAATTTTGATATACTACAACATCACTACATTGACGCTGAATTTCATATCCAGTAACTTGAGGCCCCTTTGCAGACTCATTAGCTATGATTGCACCACCTAGAGCTCCGATAGCAGCGCCTTCGTCTTTACCAGAAGCAGTACCACCAATAAGACCACCTAAGATTGCGCCAAGTAATACATCTCCACCTGAGGCTTGACCGCCTTGTTGGTAAATAGGAACTTGTACATCTTGACATCGCCGTTCTGATACCGGAACAGATTGAGTCACAGTTTTATTATGATCAAAGATCTTAATATTAGATACTTCTGCAGAAACAGAAGTGGCGGCAAATAATGCCGTAGTAGCTAATAATAGCTTCATGTTTTTTCTCCATAATCGGCGACCAATTCGTCAACCAAATCTATAACAAGGTCGACTTCTTCTTGTAATATTGGTTCAAGATCTTTATTATATATGCCAATAACTATCTGTTCTTCGATATTTTCACGATTAGCCTTACCATTCTTTAAAGGCAAGTGCCATTTATGGAACAGAATATCCATTGCCATATTTGAATAATCATTCATTTTCATTCGACAATCTCCATTCCAGTGGAATACTCTTGAAGCCATCCCCGGTCAATAGCATGAAGAACAATAATATTTTTATAGTGTTCGGATAGCCAAATACCTTTTTTAACAGCCCATGTTTTCATATCGGACTGAACCATACAAGATTGTTCACCTTGAGCAGGTGAAGCTTCAAGACGATTGATTTCTTCTTCGGCTATTTCAAAGCCATTACGAGTTGATTGAATCCAAGGTTCCATTACACTGACTCCTTATTTGCAAGAAATTGATCTGCCATATCGTCAAAGAACGAATTAAAGTTTTCACCTAACTTTTCTATCCAACCGTCAAGTGCCAAATCAGACTCAACATAGTCCCATATAACCGTTCCATCAGGAGTTTGGTTAACATAGTTATTACATGCTTTTTCAAAAGCTGTTACGAATTCAGAATCAAACATTATAAGATAGCTCCTATTGCAAAGAAAAGACCGGCAATTGTCATGCCATTAAGAAGAGTATTGAGGCTAAACATTAAGCCGCCTCACATACGTTGTTCATGATACGGTTAAAAAGCTTTTTAGCTCCATCGTCATCAGCGAAACCTTCATCAGATGCAAAATCCATATCTGAAGAAAGATAACAATCAGAAGCAATACCATAACGCTCTACCCAATATACACCATCAGCTGTATCATCTGCGCGGCGTTCGATTTCACCTTCAGCAGTTTGAATACGAAAGTTAAGACCACCTGAACAAGCATTTACAAAGTTGATTCCGAAGTTTGACATTGTTTTCTCCTTTTGATATAACCTTTATACAGCATGTAGAAAGCAATGTACACGTTTATTTTCATTTTTATGCGTTTTTGTTTTGTTTGTAAACAACGGCTTATTTCTTTTTTTCTTTTTTATTCGTTTTTAACCATCCTGTTAAATTCTTACCAATTACGTCATCACAAGGATCATCGCTATCAGCCATTTTTACCTCTTAAAGCTTGAAGCCCATATTTTACTCTGCTTGGATACTCACCTAAAAATGTACCCGCTTCTAACATTTCTTTACTTATACTATCCTTATGAAAATGGTCGATCATATCCCAATATTCTAACATCTTCTTTGCTAGTCTATCAAAATAGCTATCTGACAATATAGGACGATCTTCTTCATAATATGCATACGCCGCCATAAGATACCAAGGCACCGTCATATTTAAATTATCGTCAATAACATCTCCGCATTCTTTATCAAATATTTCATTCTTTTTACGTACGGCCATAGTAAGCCTCCGTTAGTAGTTTCTCTTTTGCAAGCGCTTCGATTTCGTGTGGCCTTTCATCATACGGAAGATCGTAATTCATTTCTTCTTTATACAAATATTGTTTGACATGAACAAGCTCATGCAAAATTGTAGTTACGATTTCTTTCTGGGGAAGGGTTGTGTCAAAGCGAATCGTGAAGTCACGATCGTCTTCATACATGCAGTCGCCATATACTCCTCTATTGCGCGTTGCAATAATATTTATATAAACGTTTTTATGCCGAGGAAATAAATTTTTACGACCAAATTCTACTACGTCGCAGAGCAAATCTTGAAACTTGGTAGAACGTATATTTTGAAATTCTATTAACATCATTATCAGATCTTACAACATCTGAGAAGGAATGTACACGTTTATTTTACTCTTATCTCAACATTTTCCGGTTTAGGAATTTTTAATTTATCGTGATTATGGTAAAATACAAACTGTGTATTCGAAAACTCTTTCAATATGCCACTCCAAACTGGTCTCCAGTTATCAATCAATCTATGGTTATTCGAATTACCTCGATCTGAATCTATAACAAGATCTGTATAGCTTCTCATATTCCAATCAAAAAGTGAATCAAATCCATATAAATGAATCTCATCTGCTTTTAATTTATTTGCTGCCCAATGAGTTGCTAAATGGCCGCAATTGAAATTAGTGTACATTTGTCCAAGATTATCGTTGCCCTTTATATTTGTATATTTTGGAATCGTCGTATAAAATTCTTTAATTTGTGGAGCAAATTTCATATACCAACTAGGATGCATTTCCGAGTATTTTTTAGGTCTAAATCCACAAAGCCATGATCCATTTATAGTTACTTCGCCTTCGTGCAAAGCTCTACACATTTTAAAATCTACTATAACAGTAGCATATAAATTATTTACTGGAAATGGCGGAATATTACAAGCAATTTTTATTCCTTTACTTGGTTCATAAAGAGAGACTTTATCACCGTTTCCAATTATATGTGCCACCTTAGACATTCATTTGCTTCCTTATTTCTTCATTACCTTTTTGACCAGTCCAATGCATAACGCTAATTTGTTTAGGCTGCGATCCGTCTATAAGATCAATACGTAGTGTATTATATTTTCTTGGAAGATCTTTAATATGTATAAATTTCTGCATATCATCTAACATGGAATGTAATACTTCTTGATCTCCATATTCTGGTCTATAGGCTACCTCTGTAGCCCACCGGCCTAGAATAGTTGGAGTTCCTTCATATACTACGACACCTGAATTATACCATTTTCCTCCTCTTCGTTTTGACCACGGTATATCTTCTGCCATACATATTTTATTTTTTTCTGTTTGATCGAATATGTCTTCTATATTTGATCTCACTTCACAATCTGTATCTAGCCAACATACTTTATTAGCTACTAAAGCTGCTTTCATCATAGCAGACGGTTTTTTAAACCAACCTTTATCTGGGCTAAAATGTTTTTTGCTTATAGCTGGAAAGGGATTATCTTTCATACCAAAATCAAATACAAGTAATTCTGCATTTGGGTTGTGCTTTTTAAAATTATCTACAAACCAAGGTAGTTGCCATTCTCTGCTAACATCGCAGCCAGTAATAAAAAGATTAGATGATTTTGTAACTGCCATTATAACCATGCTTAGCTAAGCATCCTTCTGTTTTTTGAATAGTCGTAAATGTATCACGTGCTTCGACTGGCCATGGATAATATTCTTGCAAGCCAGGAAATGTATGTATATTTAAAAATACGTCTGTAGGTTTAGCAGCCCGTTTTGCCTGATAGATAAGTTGTTCAGCACCCTTCGGAGATACACGATACGCATGGGCGCCTGGGAAATAAGTCTTAGAAATTAATGGCCCAACACCTATATATAATGGCACATTAAATCTTCCGTATGAAGGTTTACCAAAACTGATACACTGCTGAAAATGTACATCAGGTATTTTATCAACTAGTACAGCATCGTGCTCAAATATGGTTGTTGGTTTAGAATTTTCGGCAGCCAGTTTCCACAAGCTATAATGAGAGAGAAAAGCAGCCACACAATTATCCAGCCTAGAATATTTTTCTTTGAATCCGTCAAAACTAATTCCTTCATCTTTCATCATCTTATTTAAGTCTGTATTATCAGGCGTGATGGCTTCGAAATGCTCTATATCCATTTCATAATTTGCACCTGATTTAATGCATCTTTTAGCTACCTTTACAGATTCAGGATTGCTCATTATTGTAATCACATAATTTTTCATTGTGTAGTAGTACTTCTTAATTTTTGAGTAGTAGTATAGAATTTCCGAGAAACACCCAAGCCTTTTACTAATTGTCTACACATCAGTGCATCATTAGGCCATAGTCCGAAATCTTTTACCAGTTTAAGCATTTGCTTTGCTCCATCTGGTGTGATTATATATGCACTATTTCCGGCTAATCCTTGAGGTATATGCTGCGAGTCAATCCATGGAACTAGTTGTTGGTCTTGACCATTTTCTAAGATTTTATCGTAATATACTTTTGATAATCTTGTACACCCAAGAGGATTATTAATTCCAAGTATATTAAATTTTTTTGATATAGTAATATCTAGCTTTGCAGTGAAACATGCATCATGTTCTAATATTAGTATTGTATCATTGTCAGCTGCGGCTTTACTCCACAGAGTCCAATGACTAAGAGCACATGCTATTCTGGCTTCAGGATTCGCTGTCTTATATGCCGATTTAGTTAGACCAGTAGAAAAATCAGAAACAATACCAGACCATGGGTAATTCCATTTAATATTATATCGCTCCATTAAAGCTTTATTTCTTTCAGGAACGATAGCATTAAACTTTGTTATCTTAAAGTTATTTTTAACTATTTCAGAACTTTGGCATAAATTATTATAACCGATTTCTGAAGTTTCATGATCTTTTATTACTATGGCATAGGCTTTCATGACACTCTTTCTAGTAAAGTATATCCTTCTGCGACTTCATTGCGTTCAATAACTTTAAATGGATATTGATTACAAAATTTAACTAGAGTTTCATACAAAGAACTATTCTGGCGACCATTAATAATACTAGTGTCGTGTGCCAAAATATATTTTTTAATATTGACTTGATGTGTCATAAGTTCTCTTGACATGTGTTGAGGGTGATGATAGCTATCGATTAAAAGGAAATCTACTGGGCCAGCAGAAGATTTTAAGTGTGTAGAATCTTGCTCAATTTCTTTTAAAATAATTTTATGTTTTAGGCAAAACTCTTCTGCAATAGGCTGTAAGAATTTTCTATATCTTGACATGTCATTATCGACTAATACAATTTTCTTAGGCTTTGTAAGTAGAGCCGCAGAAGCAGTACCGCCTTGATGAGTACCGAGCTCCATATAAGAATCGCAATCTTTCATTCTTTCTTTGATAACCTCATGGTGATCACAATAATGTTTACCATGTGCTTCTGTCTGTTGTCTTACAATTTCTGTATGAAATTGTTTTAAAGTTTTTACATGCCCTAATTCAGAATTTATCATTTTATACCTCGTATTTTATAGCGTCAATACACATATCTTCTAGTGATTTATTTTGTTTAAAATATTTAGATTTTGTAGGAACAGTTGATATGGCAATATCACCGGCTCTGCGAGGTCCTTCAACTACTTCAAAATTAATTCTTGAAACGTTGGCCATGGCATTTACAACTTCTCTTACTGAATGTCCTTCAGGAGAACCTAAACAATCTATTTCATTTGTAGGTTCGTTCTCGGTTATTCTCATCAAAGAATCGACTATATCTTTGACGTGTGTATAGTTTCTAACACACGTGCCGTCTCTCGTTTCAAAGTCAGTCCCATGAATATATAGCTTATCAAATTTACCATTGACTACAGCAGCCGCTCTTCTAATAAGATGGCTATATTCATCATCGTATTTTGCCATACCATCATTACCACTTACATTATAAAATCGTACGATACTGCATTTGCGTTTAAACTGTTTTGCTACTAATTCACCTGCATGTTTTGATCCTGCATATGGATTACTCTGTGGTTCGAAAGCACTACCAGTTGAACAATACACAAAATGATCACACGGCGCGCCATCAATTACATTCTTAGTTCCGATGACATTAGTCATATAATAGTTATAAGGATCTTTTACTGAATTGGGAACTTTTGTTTGCGCAGCAATATGAATTACTTTATCATATGTATCACTATTATTCAGCAGTTTATTTCGAATATCCCAAGGATAAAATTTATGGCAGTACTTAAAAATATCGTTCTGTTTAGTATTAAAATCTGCAGCCGTAATTGTATGTCCAGCTTCTGCAGCTGTTTTTACAAAATGAGCGCCAATATAACCTGTGGCGCCTGTCACAAATAATTTCATAATATTAACCTCTTTTACATACTAAAACTGTACCACCGGCTGACACGTTATGCGTTATTCTATTACTAATAACCATACCTATTTCTTCAACTAAATTTACAATTTCATTGAGTGTAGCATCTAAAGGATCGTTTACATTGCCACCAGGAATACTTTGACGTTGGCTATATTCAACGCACATAATTCCTGTTTCAACAAGCTGTTCGCTCCAAGTTTTAAGTGTAGCTTTAGGATCAATACTATGATCAATGCAATTTGAATATACGATATCGAATTTACCGATCCATTCTGGTTTTTGCATATTAAAATCGTGTTGGATAGTCATAGGATAATCAGTAGCATTATCACTTATTTCAGTTCCTAAAATATTCGCGTTACGTAAGAACTTTTTAAAATATTTCTGTTCTGCTCCGGCTCTAGTTCCATGACAAATTATATTACTAGCAAAAGGAGCGACTTCAACTATTTGGCGTATAGTGCTTTCTTTTACATATACCCAACCAGCTTTTGATTTGTTAGTGCGTATTTGCCATTCAATATATTCATCATAATCTTTATACTTATAAATTTTCAATTTACTGTCTCCTAGCCATAAAAAACCAACATTTAGTATATATTTCACAATTGTAATGTACTAATTCATATCCGTGTGATTTTAGATTTTCACCTAATTCAGTAAAATAATTTATATTATCTATACCATCAAACTCTGCGTTATGAGTTATAAAAATATAGTCATATTTAGTCATATTATTTTCTATATGTATTCTATCGCTTAACGGCATTTCATTAAGACTAAATGTAGCTTGAAGAAGTCCGCCTTCATTATCCCAACAATCTTCAATAGTTTTAAATTTTACATTTTCTATGTTAGAAGTTTGTTCAAGATAAGTCTTTTGCATATTATGAAATTCTGGAAAATCAGCTATTGTGTAATTACCAATATGGCCTAAGTGTTTCCATAATCTACAAGAATTTCCGTATCCTGCTCCTACATCTACTATATTATTAAATGATATTTTTTTCCAGGTTTTTTTAATTAACCAAGCATAGTAAATGTGTTGAATAGTAACAGAAGATTTACCTTCAACAAGTATTGTAGGATTACCATAAATTGGGTCAGTAAAGTATCGACAATACTCTTTGGTCTCTTTTAAGTAATCCACCATTTGTTTTTGCACCGGATGAAGACATTTTCGAATAGTTGGTTGCCTTAAAAATCCAGCAGAATTATTTTTATATTCTTCTTCAATCTGTTTTCTAAGATTATCCCATAAGGTCATTTTGCCATTCCATTAAAGGTTTATTAGTTATTTTCCATAGCTGATCTTTATTGAAGAAATCCGCTCCTCTAAGTTGAATATGAACCATTTTAGGTTCAGATGTTCGACCATCATGTATAGGTTCTTTTTCTCCTAATGGTCCTCGCGTATAATGAACGTAACCATTCCAACCATTATGCATTTCTACATAATCAGTATGTGCAACCGTCATCGCATGAATGTACATTTGATCGCTTTGATAAAATCTAGGAAGGCCATATGATTTCATCTTATCAATATAACCTTGAAACGAATCAAACTTCTCTCTGGCTTTAATCATTCCTTTTTTTGATATCATTACCATTCCGGCATTATAAATCTTAACATAGCTATCTTTATCTCTTGGCATAACTTTATTATAAGATTTCCGTACGGCTCTTGTCCATAGCTCATCGTTTTGATTATTGATTCCACCGCCTATTGTAGTAGAAGCACGATACTTGCCCTGAAATGGTTCGGTGCAAATTCCTATATCTTTTTCATAAGATGCAAACTCTTCAAATATATTTTCTTTTATTCCTTCGATAGGAAATACATCCATATCTACTAACATCACGTTATCATACTCTAAAAAACTATCATCTAACATAAAATTAAGCCATTCGTAATACATGTTATATTCACATACTTGGCTAGCAATATTAGGATCTATATCAAGTCTGTATTCTGCTCCGATTTGATCTGCATAATTTTCAAATAATTCTTTACTGTATTCACATCCTGGTCTAAGATTACCTGACCACACTTGAAATATTAAATTCTTCATTTCAAGCTCTCAATTAGTTTTACATCTATACGGTCTTTTGGTTCGTTTCTTAGTTTTTTCATATTCTTTATTACATCTAAAGTTACATATTTAAAACCATTATAATAAAAATAATATTTAGGATTATTGACAATATTATCGAGAGTTAATTTATAATGGGTTTCTAAATATTGATTATGAGAATCGGTCGGTGGATTAACGTAGTAAATTAGATCTATATCCTTACAATCTCTTAAACCATATAATGATAATACACTTGAACCAGTAATTACTTTATTATTGTCTGGTTTCATATCAGCCATAAGTTTTTTATAGTTCGGAAATGAAACATTCTTTCTGTTATTAATAAAATGTATGCTATTATCATTGAATACTGTTTTTGCTATCCTAACAGTTTCTTCATGCGTATCGTTGATATGAACAGAATGATTACCTACATCGAATAATGCTCTAATCTTATTCTTCATTTCTTTTACTGTTTCAAGATTTTTTGCATCTATTAATATAAATCTGACCTTCTGTTTTCCTCGGAAACACTGATTTCCCTTTTTTCTAATGCCTTCTTCATTTGCCCAACCATCAGAAAGATATATTTCTTTCATTAGCCCAAGCTGTCCTTCAGAATTTAGTTTTTCAGATGAATGGTAAAATATATTAGAATGTTCAGTAATTATATCAAGAACTTCATTAAGACGAGTAAGAGCAATAGGAAATAAGCAAATTATATGCGTATTAGATTTAAGTTTTGCATATTCTACTGCTGTTCTTTTTATGATAGATTGTGATAAACCTTTTTTAACAAAAAATTCAGAATCGCATTCTATATGATAATCTTCTTCTGGCTTTGCATCTCTAGACTTAATATCTGTTCGATGATATAACGCTGATGCTAATCTATGAGCACCGTTTGTAATATGTCCTTCGCTATTTACAATAATTGGTTCATCAACAACATTATTAATTATTGATTTAAATGCATCATCAAAATCTTTAAATCCACTTTTTCTTGGTTCTCCTTCATAAAAATCATTCCAAACTCTCAGATGCTCTTTATATGCGTTTTGATAATACTCGCTAGATAAATTTGATGCATACATATATTTAATAGGAACATCAAATCTTTTATGCGTCAATAGATCATACGGGTTTTTTGTATATATCATAGTATACCTCTATCAACTAGTGCTTGATGATTTTCAATCTTTGTTCTCTTTGGGCCTTGAGGAGTAATCTTAGTTCTTACGTGAATAAAGCCTGCATCTTTAGGATTCGGAAGAAAACTGCATTGACACCATTTTCTATGAAGATAAGGTTTCTTTGGAGTAAAACCAGATTTAACGGCTAAAGTATGCATAATACCCTCATCTTCATAATTATAAAGTTTATTATATGGATTCATCCAAGCTTCATTACCACCTAATTCAGATCTAAGCTTAATTCTCATATCCTTTGAAAGTTTGTAAATAGCTCCACCCCAATATGGATACAACAAACTGGCTTGCATAGGATATGTAGAAGCTAGTCTATGATGTAATCTATGTTGCACATCTTCATATAAACCAATACCAAATTCTTCAAATATATTAGTAGTCATACCTTTCGGTGCAAACATATCAATGTCAAGCATCAATACATCATCATAATTATCAAATTCTTCGTGTAACATATGAAGCTTTTGACAAGGCGATGTAAGATGCTTTCGAAAAGGTTTACCAGTAATTAATTTATAATCTGCATTTACTAGCTTAGCATATTCCTGAATATTAGCCATAGACAGTTTATCGAGCTCTCTTAACTCACCATCAAAATGCTGTAAAATAATATTTACCATGGTTTCTGTGCTTCTATTACTGCAGAATGAAATGCTCTGATTGTGCCTGGCGTATCGATATTATTGAATGGTGCTAATCCACTTTTTTGATATTGGCATTCCTTGACATTAGTATAGCCCAGTTCCTTTAAAGATTCAATAAGTTCGGTCTTACGCCAAATATGTTTATGCTCACCATTTTGCCACATAATACCTTCTGCACACTGATCTTGTATACGCATACGCCATGTATCTTTAGGAGCAAAGTTGTGTTTGACAACATAGAAGTTATAATAGTGTTGAACCCAAGAATGATTTTCTAAATCTTTTTCTTGTCTTAGCCATTCTACAAATTCCATGGGTGGCCAGATAGACCGGACAATTCCGCCTGGTTTCATTATACGAAACATTTCTTTAAAATAGTTTATGCCTTCTTCTTTTGTAAGATGTTCAATGAAGTGTTCACTATAAACGCCATTATAAGTATTATCTGAAATACCTTTCATAGGCAAATCTGTTAAATCATATTTTTCTACACCATTAGCAGGATCTGCAACGTCTCTAACCGCATCCCAATTTAAATCACGTTTACGGCTAGCTGCTATTTCTAGAAATCTCATGATATACCTACTAACTTTGCTAACTCTTCGATATTCTCGCCTTCCATAGGTAGAACAGTTTTATGAAAGAAGTGGATAAAATGTGCTTCGTGAAGCTTATCGTTAGGTACGGCATTATACAATCCGTTCCACTTCCAATCTAAATTCTTGGTACGCATTTTTTCTTCTTTAATCCACGTATTAAGAAGAGTCTGATCTGTTGACCATTTCCATGCACCCATTCCATCGATGAATGGTTTAAATCGTGGTCGTTTTAAAAACTGAGCCGGCGTCTCTCCGTTTAAATATTTGCCCATAGATTTATTCATGAGCATCATGCCCATATTGTAGAATTCAGCGCCTTTATTATTCCACTTCCAATCTACGTTTTTAATGTTACCATATTGCATACGAGAATAATTAGTGATTTTTTGAACATACTTATTGTTCAGAGGCATTTCTCTTTCAACAACGCCAGCGAAATCATAATCGTTATTGATTTCATCAAAGATATCAGGTGCCGTATCTCTGATAAAAATATCACCATCAATCAATGCAATCTTATCATACGATCTAAAATAAGCAAATGCATTTTCCTTTTCGTAAATAGGAAGGAACCCACCATATTTCATATATGATTCTTTTGATCTATTAGTCTGAAAAATGTCTGGCTTAATCATGAGAATAGGCTGTCGCTGAACAATATAATCAGCTCCAATTCTATCTGCATATTTTTTTACGGAGGCGGTACAGAAGTCGTAAAGTTTTTTACGCTTGCCGGTGTACACTTGATAAATTAACTTTTTCATTTTCATAACTCTCTACAATAGATTCGGCAATAGTCAAAGCTTTTTTAGAATTTCTTCTAAAGCGATTTCTAACATAGCCTTCATTAATATAATAATATAGATTATCTATATCGCCGTTTAGAGATGGAAGATCAAACTTCTTTCCGGCTTGTACTATACTTTCATAACCAGTTCTTAAGTTTAAGTAGTCAAATATATTCATAATCCGTAGTTTCCTGCTATTACCACTCTTTTTGCTCCGCTTTTATTTGGATAAACCCCGTGAGGTACTGCTCCTGGAAATAATATAAGTTTATCTTTTTCTGCAGGTATATTTAATATTGGTTCTTGCTGATCAACATTATTAATTTGATTCGTAAATTTAGTTATTGTTTTAAAGAAACTAAGTGGAGGTGAACCTTTTTCTGCTTTTACAAAATAAACAAAAGACCAAATACATCTTGCATGATCATGAATAGCAGCATATTCATTTTCAGCATATGTTGCGCCCCATGCAGAATCTAAAACAAGCGGAAGATTGAACGTTTTTTTGACAACGATATCTAATTTATCTAAAAAATGTTTAAACCAGAAGTGTTCCATGATAAACTGCCAATCAGTCATATTACATTTTAAATTGCTAGTACGATTAACTTTATCACCTTCTTGTCTTATAAAGGTTTCACATCTTCTTAGATACGAGTCATCAAGCCCTAAAGTTCCCTCTAAGACTTGAAATTCTACTTTAATGGGTGTTGATTTATGTAATGTACTCATATAGATCTTTCCATGTTTTCATGAGTGGAAACTTATCATTAGTCATATTATGACCGTGTTCAATCAAAACACTTTCTAAACCGAGCCTATCGCCGAGTTCAGCATTTTCAACTTTGTCTTCTAGCCACAGAAGACCAGAGTCTCTGTAAGGTTCTAGTACATCATCTTTATCGGCACCAGTATCACAGAAGACAAACTTTTCAAAGACTGTTTCGCCAAATAGCTTTTTAGTATTTTGAATACGAAGAGCTTGAGCATTGTGATCAAGCGATAGAGAAGTAATCATATGAAAGACATATCCATGCTTGCGATGTAATAAGTCAACATAATACATAGCATCACGCAAAGGAGGAAGAAATCCAATAGCGGCTGATTCGTTAAAAAACTTAACTAACTCTTTCTTTTTATCATTAGTTAATCCGTAACGATCGCCCATGTCATAATGACCTGGACCGCTCGCAGTCATTTCATAACCATGAGCTTGCATCCATGTGTTGAATGCATATTCCCAATTCATTAGGACTCCGTCACAATCTGTGAGGATTACCTTGTTTAAGTTGTCTATCATAATATTCTCCTTCATTATAGTCATATTCTACTACATCTGAAAAGGAATGTACACGTTTATTTTCAGTTTCTGCGCGTTTTATTTTAAAATCTTTCTCAAGTGAATGAGATTTATGCCTGCCTATTTTCTTATTTCTAGAATCAAAGCGACTATACTTAGCCATTAAAAACCTCCTTGGCCGAATTCTCTAGTGTTTTCAATTTCAATTGCAAAATCATTATGACCACCAATGTGCTTGCCATGCCAAAATATTTGTGGTACGGTTTTAGCGCCTGGTACTTTCTGTGTAAATTCTTCCATGAAAGTTAATCCATTTTCTTTATCATCAAGAGCCTTATATACGTATTCTAAATTATTATCATCACATAATACTTTAGCTCGTTCACAGTATACACAATTAGCAGTTCCGTAAATTTCTATCATTAGTCTACCTCCAGCATCTCTTTTGTCATGATGTAATCTCTTACGAGTCCTGATCTTACAATGTCATCCCATCCAAATTGAATAATAGAAAAGTTTTTAAGTTGTTCTATTATTCGCATAAACTTAAATATTCCTTCTTTTTCATCATTAAACCTAAAATCAGTTTGTCTATAATCGCCACAAAATATTATTTTAGAATTCCGGCCTACTCTTGTTATAACAGAGTCGAGCTCATGAAAATTAAGGTTTTGCATTTCATCAACAATAATAATGGAATCGTCAAAGGTTGAACCTCGTATATAAGAAGTTGACTCGAACATTACTTGTTGAGAAGATATAAGTTTTCCCCAAGATCCTTTATCGTTAAAAAGTTCTGAACATATATTCTTATAAGGAATCATGTACATTTCTTTTTTTTCTTCTGCAGAACCTGGCAAAAAACCGATATCACGAGTTGGTACTGCAGATCTTATTATTATAATCCTTCTGTAATCAGAGTCTGGCTCGAGCATTTCTTCTAGTGCCATAAACAGAGCTATAAAAGTTTTACCTGTACCTGCCGAACCCGTAAGAACGAGATTATTTTCTTCGTCCCACGCATCAAAAGCCAATTGTTGATTTGCAGTAATAGGATTATACTCAAGCAAATCATCAATTCTAACCGTCATAGAATTATTTTTTTTCATTAGCTGTTTATAGTATTATTTTTCGCTGAACTTGTTTTGACTCTACTTAAAACATCTTTAAATCCGTCTGGCACTTTACTATGTAAATTACCTACACCTCCTACAATTTTAGGAGCAGACATGACTTGTACTAATTCGGGCATTTCATCTAAAGTCATTTGCAATTCATCCCAGGTGCATATGGTATCCCACTGGTGATTCGTAATCGTATCTTTTAAAGTATATGTTGGCATAAATTTGTGTGATGACCAGCCCTAAAAAAGGACTGGCCAAAACCTCCTATTGCATTAAAACTTGTTTCTCAGTTATATGTTTGATTAAAAATTGTTTTTTCTTCATAAGTTTGCCTATTAAGCTATTATCTTGTTTTTCCTTCGATCTTAATTTTTCAATATAGATTTCTAGTTCACTCACATCTTGTCTTAGTCTCTCAAACTGAGCAGTCATGCAATTCTTCCTTTACTTAACAATTAACTTAGGAAACGCCTCCTGAACTAATTTTTTAGTAATACCGCCACCAAGGGTTTCTTTATCTTTCATTTTTAGTACAAGTTCGGCGTCAGCTGGGTGAATCGCTTCGAGCATATCAATAAACATTCGCTCGCGACGAATGCTAGGGAGCTTATCACCCTCAAGCCCCTTTACAAAAAACTTAAGTTTTTGGATTTGTTTGTGCAAATTAGAAGGTACGCTTTCTTCTTTAGCTGGTTCATACGGAGGTAGACCAGGAGGAAGAGAAAAATTTACAATATCGTCAAAAAAGCATCTTAGTACATCGCCCAATGCCGGACAATCATTTTCCCTTAAAGCTGCAATCTTATCTTTTTTAGATTTAGCGCTTTTTACTTTATTAATTATTTCAAATATATTTAATGATACTTTGTTCACCATTATATAAAATCCTTTATATCATCGATCAAGCGACGGCAACGTTTTTCAACTAAAAATGGAAACACTTTACCTCTGTTTGACCATCTATCTTGTTTATCATAACTATGTATAATATTTTCTTTTAGCACTTCAGGAGTTGACTCAAGATCGATAAGTTTTCTATTACGTTGTATATTACGTAGTACTTCTTGACCTTGAGAAGTCGGATCTTGCATCAGTGCTTCGATAATAGGCTTGCGTAGTGGTGTCTGTCGAGAACCATCTACAAAAACATTGTCACCACTTAATACGTTAGGTACACCGTCAGATGTATCGCCTTTTAGTATAAGTTCTAATAGCTGTTTACGAGGATGTTCTTCTTTAATGAACTTCTTTGTCATAGGAGAAAACTGTGCAATGTTTTTATATTTCTGCAGTTGAGCAAAATCTTTATCTGCAGAAATAATCATTACTTCTTCGTGCTTACCAAATTCTTGTGTATTCTGTGCAAGAACACCGATAATATCATCGGCTTCACAACCATCAACTTTGATAGTCTTATACGGAAAGTTTTCACCGAGTTCTTCCCATACTAGATTAATAATTCGAAAGATTTCTTGCCAATCCAGTTTCGAATCTTTACGATTCTTTTTACGTGCAGCTTTATACTGTGGAAATGCGCCATAGCGCCAGTTGTTACCAGCATCACCAGCGATAACGACTTCGCCGTATTTTTCTTTAAACTTAGAACGATACATGCGAATAGAATTAAGAATCATATGGCGAACCATATCCTCCTGTATATCTAGTTTTTGAGTTACGATATTGCTGATTGCAATAGCACTGTAGTCAATAAGAATCATAATAATCTCCTGATGTATAAAGCTATTCTAACACATCATCATCTGAATGTACACTTAAAATGTGCTTTCTATGAATTTTTCCTCCAATAAAAGCATTATAATATTCTTTTGGTTTTAGTAGTACATCATACATAAATTGATATTTCATTTCGTAATAAGAGCATTGACCTTTAGTCTTACACAATTTTAATATTTCGCGGTGATAATTATCTTGGCCCTTTTCTTCGACTAAAAGTTTAACCTCTTTACTTGAACCAAAATATGTACGCCAGTCAGACTCTGTTCGTGTTCTGACTCGACGTTTTCTTTTTGAATTTTTTGGTAGTATTTTTGGTTTCCAGAAAAACTTTTTACCGATATATTTCATACCTGTATCTTTTTCAGTAATTACATAAACAAAACCTTGGTATTCTTCAGGAGTCTCATCGAACTCCTGATTTTTGTAATACCACATTTATTTTTCATCTCTTAGCCACAAGAATTCATCTAAAGCTTCTTCAAAATGCAAAGTATGTTCCCAATGAGCATGTTCACCACAGCCTGAACAATAATCGGGTGCATGACCTCTATGATCAGGGTCGTCAATTATTAATAGTTGTATAGTACCACAGTTATCACATTCTGCATAATAACTAAATTCATAATCGTGGATTTCTGTTACTGGATCGACTACTTTTGCCATATAATATTACTCCTCAATATAGTCTATATATCACGCTTCACACGAAGCGCACGACATAATATCTCTAACCAGTTCTTGTGCTGGATTTGCTGATCGCTGATAATAAAATGTCTTGACACCCAAACGCCAACCTTCGATGAGTAATGCATTCACGTCCTTTGTAGAAACTTCAGGATGAATCATAAGATTAAGAGATTGAGCTTGATCTATATATTTCTGTCTTGTAGCTGCTTGTTGGACAATAGACAATGGTGTGATTTCACTAAACGTTTTGAATACTGATTTTTCTTCATCAGACAAAAAGTCTAAATGTTGTACAGAACCACCACGAATAAGAATAGTCTCCCAAGTTTCAAAGTCATCTTTATTTTTATCTGCTAATAATTGCTTTAAGAATGGGTTCTTATATGTGAATTTGCCTTTTGCTAAATCCTTTGTAAAATAGTTTGAAGCAAGTGGTTCAATAGACGGCGATACTTGACCAAGAATAAACGATGACGATGTAGTCGGAGCAATAGCACAACGTGTCAGATTACGTTCACCAAATCCTAGCATTCCTACTGGTTCGCCATATTCTTCTGCAAGTTCTTTTGTAGCTACTAATGATTTATCATCGATAAATTTAGAAATCTTAATACATTCCATCTGAGCCATTAAACCTTCGAACGGAATCATTTTTGATTGCAGATACGAATGCCAGCCAAGAACACCGAGACCAAGAGCTCTCCATGTTTTAGCAAAGTTATGAGATGATTCCATAAATTTAATATTAGCAGTTTTATCGATGTACTCTTCCATCACTGCATCTAAGAAATAAATCATAGTTTCTACGGCATCTGTATGTTGCCATTCTTCAAAAGTAAGAGCATTCATCGATGCTAAATTACATACAAATGACTCATCAATAGACGAAGGCAGAGCTATTTCTGAACACAGATTTGATGCCCAGATGCGCCGTCCCGTTTCACGTAGAGCGCGTGGAGCGTTGTTGTTTACAGTATCCGAGAAAAATATGTATGGATATCCAGACTCGCGCCGCTTGCGCAAAACGCGGGCCCATACTTCTCTTTTGGCTGTATCTCCTTCGATCATTTCTGTCATAAACTTATCTGATACACAAACACCAAGAGATAGATTATGAATAGAAGATCCTTCTTCTCGGCATTCTAAGAATTCCATAATATCTTCTGATTCAATATCAAGATAAACTGCCATTGATCCACGACGTACATTGCCTTGTGAAATAATATCAACAGTGGTTTCAAACATATTAGCATAATGGACAGGACCATCAGCTGAACCACCAGATTTAATTTCTGATCCCCGCGGGCGCAGGTCACCCAGGTACGCGGAGGTGCCCGCTCCCATTTTAGTTTGCATTCCTACTTCACCAACCTTAGTGAGAATAGAATCAATAGAATCTTCGATGAAGACGCCATTACAAGAAATGGGCAAACCTTTTTTCGTACCAAAGTTTGACCACACCGGAGATGATAGCGAGTAATATCCACGACTCATATAATGATAGAACTTATCTGAAAATCCTTCGATATCAAGAATTGTTTCTGCAGACTTTGCTATTTCACGTACTCTTTCTTCGAGAGTCATATTACCGTCAATATAACCACGGCTTAAAAATAAACGTGAATCTTCATTTGCCCACCACCAATTTTCTGTTGTATCAATCATGCTATCTCTCCTTAAAACAAATCGTCTGCAGTAATACCTTTTCCTTTTGCGTATTCAACTGGACGCTTTTGGAAGAAGTCTGTCATATTAGCACCAAGTAATTCTTCGTCAAACCAATAAGTCTGATCAATGTGGTGCTGGTTATAATAGATTTCAGTTGAGTCAAATCCAATTTGATCAAGTGAATCTCTCATACGTTTAGCAATAAATGATTTAAGAATATTAGCATCTAATCCTTCAACAGAATATTCACCCATAATCCAATCAATCACAGCACTTTCAGCTTTTAATGAGTCTACACATTCTTCGCGAATTCTAGCTTCCATTTCTTCATCAAAGAATTCTGGATATTCTTCACGCATTGTGTTAATAAGTTTAATGCCTACTTGTGCATGCAACATTTCTTCATTACGAGTATACTGCACTTGTTGGGCGCAATCTTTGAGTACGGCCTTATTGCGGTTAAAATGCATAATAATATAGAACTGACTAAATAGACTTACGTTCTCTACAAAAAGCGTAAAAAGAATAATCGAATAGATGTATTGTTTTTTCTCATCTTTATATTCTCTTTGAAGATATTTACGTAGATAATCTACTCGGCCTTTAATTACCTTTTCTTCAAGATTCTTTTCGAATACATCACTCAAATGAAGTACATCCAATAATTTTTCGTATGCTAAGTTATGAATGACTTCTGAGTTGGCCATAGCATATCCAAGATCACGAATAGATGGGTGTGGCATCTTATCGCCTATATTTGCCCAGAACGTTTTCACTGCAACCTCGATTTGTCCAATGGCCGACAGTGCACGGACAACTACTTCTTGTTCCTCTTCTGTTAAATCTGTTTTAAATTGTGAATAATCTGATCTAAAATTAAATTCATCAGGTGTCCAGAAGCCTTGCCAAATAGCATCGACGAACTGTTTAGTCCATGGATATAAATCGGGTTTACGTGAGATTTGTTCTTCGAATAGCATGTATTACTCCGTATGCATACAAAAAGAGTTAGCTCTAAATCGAATTATTTAGAGACTCGTTTTTTAGTTTGTGTGATTGTTTAGTTGGTTCTATTATATATCATTATCCCAATTTATAACACCCTTAATTTGAAGTTTTTTTAAAGCTTTTTCACTTTTTTCTTTGGTGTCATAAAGGAAGGCGAAGCTAATTCTATGATCAGCCGCGATGACTCGGTGCCAATTTGAAGTACCATGAAAATGGTTTGTTTTGGCAGACCAACCTATCTTATCATAAATTTTATTATTATGTGTTTCTAGATAACTTTTATCTGATTTACTATACGTAAGTAATACATTATAACCTTTAGCGTCATCATTGGTATGCCATCCCAAAAAGCCAGAAGGCGGATAGTATATTTGTAGTTGACAACTGCTACAATTAGTCATATTCTTTATATGTTGTACCCAATCATAGATAAATGGGTCATTTAGTCTCACTAGATTATATGAGTGTAAATATGGTGAATGAGTGATTGGTTTGTTAAAATCAGTTAGGTTATCTTCTTCTATAGAACCATTTAAATCACATACAAAAGTATTGTAAATCTTTTGACTAAAAAAATAGTCAGAAAGTTCATTTAGCATATGTACATTTCCGGGAAAGTGTGTATAATAAATTAGGGCTTTTGAGTAGGCGGTAGTAGGTCATCTACCGGATCGTCCGTCAAAGCTTCTTCATAATAAGCAATGATAGCCTGTTGATCTTTTACATAACGTCGAAGCTCAGCAATACCAATTGCTAGATTTTCATAACCCTTTGGAGTAATTGTAAATAGAACCACATTGCCAGTCTTAGTATTAATCTCTGCTAGCTTTTCATCTAGATTCTCTTCAGTAATCACAAACCAATCGACCGGAGGAAATTCAACTTTCTTTGGTCTTTCTTGGATTGGAATATTTTGTTCTTGATATTCAGTCGTTACTACTACTTCCGGTTCCGGAGCTCTGCTCCCCAGACACCCCGCTAGTAGCATCGGGCTTATCAGAAGGAGGAGTAGTTTCATCTTCGATCCGTCCAATAAGTTTGTTAACGGCGTTGTTAACTCTGTCTTCAAGTCCTTGTGCATTTGTTAATGCCTCCATAGTCAAATCGATTTTAGCAAAAACACCTCTCAATTTATCTAGATGTTCCTGAGATTGTTGCAATCTTTTGGTTAAATCTTTATTTAGTTGTTCATTCTTTTTTTGATCAGCTGCCATTTTTTCTACAGTAGCCTGTAATGTTTCTGCAGCTGTTTTTAGTTTTACGTTATTTTCGCGTAATGTACCTATAGTAGCTTCTGACCACAGATAATAATTATATCCGCCGTATCCAACTCCACTTAAAAGTCCCATTACGATTATGATTAAATATAACTTAGCCATTATCTTCCATATGCCTTCTAAATCTTTTCAGAAGTACCGGAGTTTTATCTTTTCTGCGACGACGGTCTACAGCGATTTTAGGTTTAAACATAGCATCTGGAGGAAGAGAAACAGAAGCATTTCCTATTGATGTTGCAGGTGATTCTTCTTTTAGTCTATCCATAATCCAAGCCTTTGCATTTGCTTTTCCATATTCTGTAGTTTCCCATTCCCAACTACTTCTACGCTTATCCCAAACCATAACTTTCCATTCACCTCTGTGACGTTCGTTATGATCTAATGATTTTTCGATTTGATACTTCTTACCACCAATAGTAGCTTGTATCTCACCGTTTGGTCCGGCTCTTTTCCATCTTGGTGTCATGTCATTAACTCGTCTACGGTTATATGTACTTTTTTATTTGTACCTTTATGAGTAGCTTCGTATATATTTAATCCAAATATATTTCCGACAGGATAAGCTTCTGGTCCAACTACGACCCAATCCTTCGGTCTTACGTACTCATCTAAAGTATCTGATATAACTTTCTCATGTTTTACTTTATATCTGCCTGGCGATAATCTGCCATCATCAAGTAAAAACCATTGAGAGCCTTCTGTCATAATGTCAGTTATATCTATATTTGCATTTAGCATAGCAGATTTAATTTTCTTTTCTGTTACGCCAAATTCTTCTTTTAATAAAAACAAAGCGGCCGCATAACTAGCAAACTTAGAATCACCACCCGGTGCTTTTGCCATAATCTTTTTTATATTAAAAACTAGTCTATGGAATGGTGTATAATATTCACGATATTTGTCACGATTTTCTATATCATTCATATCAAATGATTTCAATCGTTTTCCTTTATCGTCTATAATGCCGACTTTAAACGCTTCGGTATCTTTAAAACTTGTAGTAAGAAGTCTTAAAAATCTGAATGTATAAACTAAATCGCCGGCTCTTTTTATTATACCCATTAAATCTTCCTCAGAGCATCTATAACAGTTTGATCCATATCAATTTCAATATATTCGTTATTTGTAATATAATTTAAATAAATCAAAAATGGTTTGATTATAGTCCAATGCTCCTTATCTAACTTTAATCCTAATATATTTTTAGCCGGTTCTATTCCAAATACGTTAAATACTATTATCAAATGATTTAATAGCAATCGTTCTGATAATTTACCAGTTTCTAAGTATCTATTGCATAATCTCTTTACATATTTAAATCGCTTAAGATCTTCTTCAAACGATTCTTCATCGATAAACTTAGGATTATAATAATGCTTTGCTGCGTATATAAAAAGATTGTTTTCAGTTAATTCAATGTTCACTTAAATGCGCTACAAGATTTGCGATCATAGTATCTTTTTTTAATCTTTTATCTAATTCAATACCATGTTCGCGCCCATGTTCTTCGAGCTCATTCTTTGTCATTGCGGCATAATGATCGCTCATTGCTGCTTGGATTTTGCCCTCAGTAAAAGCATCTTGTATAGCTTCTTCTACTGTATCAGTTTTTGGATGTGGTGCAATTCCATGCCATTCATCGATTTGAACTTGAGTAATCTTTTGACTTTTAAGAAGCTCACCGGTTCGTGAATGTACCCATCCTCTTACAGTAGGATGTGCTCCTTTGGGTCCTCTCATTTTCATAATTTATCCTTTCGTGGTATCCACTGCCATTTGAATTTTATCACCTGCAGCATTATCGCCGTTTCTTGCAGGAGCTTTCTTTGTTACACGACCTGCAGCTGAAGCATCATCATGACCCTTCTTTTCTAGTTCTGCAGGCATCATATTAACTTTATGTTTTGCTTTGAAATCTTTTTCGTTTCCAGAAGCTTTTGAATCCATTTCTTCAGGAGCAGTAGCACTCTTATAATGCGCAGCTCTGTTTTCTTTAATCTTATTATATACTGCCCACTCTACACCTTCTTTTTTAGTTGAGTCATGAAGACCACGTTTATATTCGCCCCGCGCTAAAGCATCTTTTGCTTTCTTAGTATAACCCTGTTGATGCGGCTTCCCAACATGATATACAGGAAGCTTACTATAATCATGACCGTCTTTTTTAGCCAAATGTTTAGCAACTGTCTGTGTATAATAAGCGCTTGATTCCAGATTAAGATCTTTTTTAGGAATTTCAAAAGGTGCCTTCGGAAGAGACACAGCTTTCTTACCTTTTTCAGAAGGCGCAGAAGCTTTAGCAAGTTTTTTCATAAGCGCGGCATTCTTACTTTCAGTTTTATAACTAGCAGTAAGTTTATCTACGGCTTTACCAATATATTTTTGACGATTTTTAGCTTTATCCGTAGCGCGCTGAGACTTAGCATAATGCTTGTACATATCTCTATCTTTATCAGCCATATCACCAGCATCTGCATGTCGCTTAGCTTGTGCTGTTTGCTTTACAGCATCAGGACCAGCTTTCTTAATATAAGAACCTAAAGTTTTTTTATCAAGCTCATTAACCTGTTCAACTTCTTCCTTTATGCCAGTCATCTTTTTCGCATGTGAAATAGCATCAGCAACAGATTTAGCCTTTTTCGTACCACCACCAGTAGCTCCAGCATCATGACTCACATGAATTTGACCACCTTTATGAGAGAACTTAACGGCTTCTGCACCATCTTCGTCATCTTTATGATGAACGAAATGATTATTACCAAAAGAACTTACTTTTAGATTTTTGTGTAATTTAGCAAAACCTGTAGCCGCTGCTTTTGCGCTTTCTTGCATAGCTTCGTCAACCTGTGTACTTACTTCACTACCTTTTTTCTCTTTTTTAGTTTTCATAGTAGGATTAATTTCTACTTCATCTTCGGCCATTTTCTTTTTCTTTGAAGCATTAATAGAATGGCCATGTGCTTCTGAAACAAGAATTCTAAGATTATCTACAGACACATCTTTTTCGATACCGTGCTTAAACATCACATCGTAATGTGTAACATAGCCTTCACCTTCAGTAGTCTCAACGATAGTATGCATACCAGAAATAGGTTGGCCTTTACCCCATTCCGCATGCTCTACATGAGTTGCACAGTCATGTTTGATTGGCTTATCAACTTCCTGACCAGCAGCAGTAGTTACTTTTTCGTTTTTCTTTTTGCGCATCATCGCAAAATCTTTTCCATCGATGTCGCCATCTTTATCTTTGTCCAGCTTATGCTGACCACCTGCTAGTTTTTCGGCCACCTGTTGCATGGCCCGAGCAATATTTTTAATGTCTTGCGTTTTCATTTTAGTTTCCTTACATCCAAATTTGGGCTGCAACTGCACTGGCCGCAACTGCGGTAAAAATCCAGAACAATTTATTAATAACTCCAACGGTGTTAGCGTTTTCGTCACATTTCTTTTCTATAATATCTAGTTTCTCACTAAACTTATTCATCCTAGTCCAGGAATCTTCGCGATATTTATTATAGGCTTCCATTTTTTCTTCGAATCGAGCTAAGGATATCATTGCTTCCGCCATCTTATCCATTTTGTCCTCTATACGTTCTAAACGGGCCTTTGTAGTTTCATCGGCCATTCCTGTATTCCTTTATTTGCATTATTTATATAAGTTACCATTTAACCTTATCTGCCCAATAGGCAGCACTCATTTTACCTTTTGCAATATTACGACCATGACGAGCTTTAAAAGATTTACGTTTTGCCTTCATTTTTGCTGACTCACCTTTTTTAGGATCACCGGCAGTCGAAGCACCTTGTTGACCAAAGCGAATCGTCTTAACTTTATCACCATCTTTAGCTACTACGATATGAGATTTCGTTGGATGGCTAGGTGTTCCTTTTGGTTTATTATAACCCTTAACACCAGCAGCTTTAATCCTCGGATCTTTTTCTTCGTAGAAGTTTTTAAAACTAATCATTATTTTCAGCTTTCAAATAATCTCTTACTGAATCTATGTAGTCAGTAGCTTTAGTAATTTTATTTTGAACCCATTCAGGTAGATTATCGTTATCACCTAACATGGCATCAAGTTCTTGAGCTGCATCCATCATAGTTTTTAGCTGCGTCTTAGCCATATCACCTTCTTGATCATATTCGCCAGGATCTTTAGCTTCTCTTAACTGTTTAAAAGTTTTCATTTCTTACCTCTAAGAGCATCAAAGGTTCTTTTGACTGCTACCATATCTGCTGCTGCCATACCTTTTTTTCTTTTATCCATAGTTTTAAGTTCAGGACGATGATCTGCTCTATTGCCATCTTTATCTTTTCCTCGAAGAATCTTGGCTGCCGCTGAACTTGCTGCTTTATCATAACTTGCTCTGTTTTTGGTATCGTAGCTTTGCATCGCTTTTGGAGTATCAAGGATTTCATCAACAGATTCTTTTTTGGCTTTTTCGTTCTTAGAAGCCCATACTGCTTTACGCTGTGCATCAGATGCATAGCCTTCTTTTGTTTTAAATGGTCCCTTTGTTACACGATTACGTTTTGGACCCATGTGCATCCAACCTGCATCAACATGTTTTTTCACATCTTTCTTATCAACCTTTTTCGAAACACGAGTAACAGGATGCATGATAGTAGCTTTAGTACCAACCTTAGACATATCGATTGCTTCACCCATAAGTCTTTTCATTGTAGCAACTGCCTTTGTATGAGACATGCCGTGTTTCTTTTTTAAAGCCGCGATACCTTCATCAGAGTTCTTTGTTGGGCCAAGAGTTTTATGGTAATCATCATCTGTAGCTTCTTTAAGGCCGGTTTTAGGGTTATAGCCCATTTGTTTCATCATGAACCCGAACATATCTTTCATATCTTTGCCCTTAGGCTGATGCTTCAAACCTTTAAAGAATTTTTCAATTCTTTCTTGGGCCTTTGGATCATCGGAAATATGAGTTCCCTTTTTAACTGATTCTTTCATATCTTTGACTTTACCATTCTTTAAATGGCGCTTAATGGTTTTACCAGTTTTTGTTTGCATAGTTACAATATGACCACCATCGGGGTGAGGCTTACGATCGATGATTTTCATTTTGTCACGCTGTCCGACAGGAGTATTAGCTTCTCTAAAGTCTTTGAAAGTTTTACCTTCTGATTTTAGTTTACCATCACGATCGCGATCAGCTTTTTCTTTATCCATCCGAGCTTTTTGTAATGGAGATGCTATACGTTTTGCTTGGCCTTGTGGCTCATTATAAGCTTCGCTCTTTACAACCTCTCTGTCGACAGGTACCATACGGATTTTTGTTTTTCCGTCAGCTCCTATATATTTTTCAGGTTTTTTATCTGCTGATTTTACGGTCATTTATTTGCCTCTTACTTTCGCTGCTAGATCTTTGTCTGCTTTTCCCCATGTACCAGATGATTTGGTAACAAATGAATTTACTCTTGCATGACCCCATTGTGATGGAGTAGTACCAGGTCTATGACCTGTTTTCCATGCGGCTACACCTCTATTATAAACCTGACGAAGAACACCTAATGGCATGCCAGTTTTTTCTGCTTTCTTTTTTAAAGAAGCCGTTGCATCTTCTTCTATATAAGATTTAAAACTAATCATTAATCGTCCCCGTACATTTTTCTATATTTTAAGGTATGTTTAGATAATTTTGTTTTTGCTTTTGCATCACCGGGTGCAGGCTTATATGCCTTTGGATCACTATCAGACATTTTGGCCTGTTTTTTAAACTGACGATCTCTTCTGATTTTTTGTGCCTTACTTAAACCAACGTGATATTTTTTAGGCTGAGAACCTGGGCGATTTGCAATTTCAGGATCTTGCTGTTCTTTTGGTACACAATTAGGAACCATTCTGTTCCCTTTCTTTTTCATACCAACTTGTTTATGCGAATCCCAGCATGCATCTTCATTTTTAGCTTTAGCCATTTTAGTAGCAGTAGCAATTTTTACTGATTTCCAATCTTTACCGTAACGTTTCTTAAACTCATTATCTGGTAAATCTTGTGCGTATTTTTCTCGATCTTTTAATTCTTTATCAGTCAATTTTCTTTCGTTCTGGCCAGGAGTCATGGCTTTTGCTTTTTTCGTAGCAGCCGGTGTTCCCTCATCGTGTTGATAAGCTTCTTCAATCTTTTCAACCGCATCTAACCACTGACGTGTTTTTCCGTCTTTTGTTTCTATAATAAGATAATTAGATCCTAAAACAGTTATTGTACCAATTTGATTTGTTTCTTTAATGATAACTTCTTCACCTGTTTCGAACAAGCTGCCTTTAATAAATGCTTCTCTAGTTTCTGATACGGCTTTAAGTTGAATATGTCTTTTAAATTCATTTTGCTCTTTTAACCCCATTCCTTTACGTACAGAATTAAACAGAGCCTTTGCATCTCTATGAGGCATATTATTAGGAAGGCCTTTAGAAAAAGCAGCATAATCGTTTTTCTTTACGTTTTCACGTTGCTTAGATGCTGACATACCTTCAACACCTTCGGCATCAGGATCTCTTGCACCGGCACTTACAATCTTAATTGATTTAAAATTATAAAACCCGTGTCGACCTTTCTGACCATTGTATTTGTTTAATAAGACATCAAATTCTCTGAGTCTATCAGATCCGGCTATCATTGTTACATTTACATAGCCTTCGTTATATAACGCAACAAGAGCATCCATCGGTGTTTTTACTTTTTTATTCACCATAATGCTTCTCGCATGTTTTGGAAACATTTTGCGAGTATGTTTAATTTTATCTGTATATGATAATGGATTTTTGTTTTTATCTTGTGACTGAGATAAAAATACTTTATACGGATTTTTACCAGATTTTGCAGAAAGCGCATCTAACAGTTTACCATGACCAACGGTTGGTGGATTCATTCTGCCAAATGCAAAATAAATCTCACGTTCTTCTTCAACTAAAAACTGACTAAATGAGTTGATCATTATCTTGCACGCTTCTTAGCCATTTCGTCTTTACGAACCTGCGGGAATAATTTTTTCGCAAGCCGTTCAATCTTAGCTTTAGCTGCAGGTTGATCCAAACGTTTTTCGATTTCCTGTCTACGCGCGTAAGTTAATTCGCCTTTTGGAATATCTCTGGTAATTTTCTTAAGCATAGCTTCACGAGCTTTTTTACGAGCACGTTTCTTTAGCTTAGGAGAAGAAGCAATTCTACGAGCTGCACGTTCTCTGCCTATTTTAATCTTAGATTTATACTTCAGCATTTGACGTGCTCTTTTACGGCGTTGCACCATATCAAGAGCTTCATCTACGTTATTACATTCTGGGCCGCAATTGCAATTTTCATTGCATTCGCCATTACATTCGCAATCTGGTCCGCAGTTACACGTAGTTTCTTTTACTGATTCACCAGTATTACCTGTAGGCGTATCTTGTTTTCTTTTCTTAGCTGCCTTTTTGATAATGCCATCTTCGCCAGGCATATAGTCTACAGCCAAAAAATCTTTAAAATCTAATGGTTTTGCCATTTTTATTTTCTTCCCGGTTTGTCCCATCCCTTTAATATATCTTTGCTGAAATTGTTGTATGAAAATTCCATACGATCAACCAATTTAACAGCATCACCACCAAGTGTGTCAATAGCAACAAAGCCTTCGGCTCCGGTTACTTTATATCCATTACGAGTCTTTACAAATGTCTTTGTGTTTTGTAAGTCATTTAGTTTATTTATAAGTTTTAATTTCGCTAAAACGATAACTTTTTGTAATTCGAACATTTTTTGTAGTGAAGTTCTATTAGATGTACTAAAAAAGGATAGTATTTCATCTAGTTTTTTCTGCTGAGCAGCTTTTCCTTTATCAGTTTTTCTTGTATCTATTTCTTTTTGATATCGCTGTTTGATCCAGTTAATGAGGCCAGATACGTGTCGTCTTGTATCTGTAATGACTGTACCCGCTCTGACAAAGGAATTATTGTAGGTTTCAATAAGTTGAGCGAGTGATCTATTATTTTCGAGTTGCTTGAGCGTTGAGCCGGATATCTGGTTAAATAATTTACCAGCTTGCGATAGATACTCATTAACTTCCTCCGTATCTTTTTTTGTCATAGTCAATTTAGTAAGATCACGAAGCATAGCATCTTGTGACCACACGTTTTTAGATTTCTTTAATTTAGATACATCAACACCATAAGATGCTTTCATCGATTCAAACGTTTTACCTATATATGTAGTGTGCCAGACTATCCCAATTTTTGAAGATGTTATTTCTTTTGCAGCATCAGAATCTGCAGGTACCGCATATACGATTGTATTAGGGTGAAATGTAATATATTTCTGACCACTTATAGTAGCTCTTTCCAAGTCACCTGAGCTATACAAGAAGTCACCCTGTACAACTCCTTTAATTCCCAGTTCAGGCAAGTGTTTAAGAGCCAGTTTAAGCTTATCAGCAAGATCACCGCTAGTGTCAGCATCAACATCTGCAGCTGTCTTATAAACTTTGGGGTTCTTATTGAATATCCCTTTTTTCGCAACGAAGAATACTCCATCATTAGGATCGATACCTGCAAAGACAGCAGGGGCACCATCCCACTTAACGCTAACAGATCCATCGTGTACACCTCCTAACATATCGCGTAGAGATCGCAAAGCCATGATAGCTTCTCTTGTTCCTTTTACGCCACCATAAAGAACCTTATCCTCGATATGAGTCATATGAGTATTTTTATTTTCAGTAATATGCTGCTTAAAATTTTCCATTAAGTTGCCGCTACCTTTACATAAGCCGATGAATCGTTTGTTTTTGCGCCTGCTACATTAACTATTTCAGAAATAAAGTCATTTCTTTTGGCGACCTGAGAAGTGTTCATAATAGCATAAGCTATATGAGTTACACCTAAAATAGCATGGATGAAATGAGCTTGGCCTGCTTTTTCTGATATTCCAATTTCATGCTCGTCCTTAGTATAAGTTGGATGAACTTTTTTTACCATTTTATAAAAATTATCTACTAAGAGTTTAGGAGGATTTTTACTTGCTAATTTTTTGGCGTTTTCTTTTAACATAGTATTAGAAGGCAAGTTTACATTCAAATGTGTTTTTGCCGAATAAGTAATTTGCGTATATCCAGTTCTACCACCTCTTGCGCCTTTCTGAATAATTTCCATATTTAGCGGAGTAAACAAATTAGGTGCTCTTATATCTAATTTACCATTACCATCAAAATAAGCAAAGCCATATTTAGATGTCCAAATACCCTTTCCTGCAGTAGTTTCTAAAGAAACCCCAGAAAATTTATGAGTATCGATACTTTTCTTTTCTATATTATATTCTGATACTTTTGCTTTTAGTTTTAAATTACCTATTTTCTTAAGTGAAATACCTACGATGTCTCTACTTAAAAAGTTTTCTAAGGTTGTTTGATTACATAGAGCTTGGCTTTGATCGCTAATACGTTCGTCGACATCTACTCCACTCTTGACAGCCCATATATCGCCTGGATTCCATTTATCATTCTGCATTGGAGGCAGACCTTCATTCTTTCGGGCTTTTGTTTTTTTTGCATATATAGCATTCATAGTTTTAGAACCACGATGAATAATATGCTCTTTGCTTACATATTTCTTATCTATTAAAGCTTTAGCAGTAACATATCCAGATTCGTGCCAAGATGCATCTAAAACAGAATATCTTTCAAACGGTACATCAACATCAACTTTATCTTTATAATCGGCTAAAGTTTCTACTGTAAAATGCGAGAATGGTTTACTAGATCCTTCTCCAAGCATCGCTGCTATGTAGATACATTGTAAAGATTCTGCATCAGCAGTTTGGCCAGTCATGCCCTGACCTTTGCCTTGACCACCAAATAAGGCAGACTTACCAATTTTAAGAGAAGAAATTATTGTACCGTTTTCAAGTTCAAGTTTAAAATCTTTTTCTGTGTTATCGACAAACGCAGTAATGGAATCTAAATTATTTTTTGTATTTTTTATTTCTAAATCTTTGCCGTTAATATCTGGAACTGGACTACCTGCTTTAATCGCATTTTTAAGAATATCAGTTCTAAAATCAGTAGTACGAGCTTTCACTTTTTCCCACTCAGTACGATTCATTGCACTAAACATTGATTTCTCCAGTATAAATGATTTAAATCTGAGCATAGTATCCTCTTGAATATAATACGTATCTATTTATACTAAAAAATAAAGGGGCAATTTTGCCCCTTAAGTGTACTCCAACTTATCTATGTAGATCCTATTTCGCTTTTGTAGGACTCTATATTCATATTGATCATAACCAGAATCTTTTAGATCTTGATTAAGATTGTTCACCCATTTTTCATATTCATCAATACGATCACCGGGTTCAAGAACCCCTAACAATGAGGGGTTCTTTTCATCATTTATAATTTTCATTATGCAAATTCTTTTTTATACTCATGCGCCAGTTCGACAGCATATTTAATTGAAGGCCAGTCCCCAGCCTTACGTACTGCAGCTCCAATTTTATATCCAAATGCTATAGCATCTTCTGGTTTTTTAAAGCTACTACAACCCTTACCATTCCACTGTTTAGGACCAGGAGGATAGTTATCAGTAAAAAACCTCGTAGCATATAAACCAGTATCGTTTTTTACATAAGCATTAAATTTTTGGACGTTACCATCTTTTGCAGTAACCATATAACTTCCTGAATTTGTGTCTTTCATAATATATCTCCTCAAGCGGCAGTAGCGAATTCTACTGCCTTGTTAGCGGCGTTGATCTTACGCCCTTGATTGTAACCGAACCACTGGTTATTCAAACGACTCTCTGCACTACGACCTTGAACGTGGTCAGTCATATATGTAACAGAGTTAAATGCCTGCCACCAAGTTCCTTGACCAAACTCTGCACCAGGCTGAGTTTCGATATTAGAAGCTGCTAGCTGAGCTGTACGTGACAAATCTTCGAAAGCTGAAACAGTACGAGATTCACGATGTGGGAATACTTCGTTATAGTATTGAATTAGTGATTCTGTGTTATAACGACGAGTTGACAAGAATTCTGCCATCTCTTTGTACTGTGCAAACTTTTCAGAAGCAAGTCCCATTTGCTCTTTAACCATATCAGCATCGAAGACTGAACGATGGCCAACTTTTACAAAGTTTTTAGACTTTGAATTTAGAGAAAATGTGAGCGTGTTATTGCATACAACACGAATGGGAGTAAAGCGAATATCAACAGCTTTACCATATTGGTGAGGATTGCTAAACAAAAGATAGGAGTCAACTTGGTCTTCGCCGAGAATGGTGAAAGACTCTTTGATTTTTGCGAGAGCGAATACATTTTTTCCATCCTTTAAAGATCCTGCTACATTCATTTCCATATCACCGGCCATTACGAAATCTGAGAAGAATTCGAAAGCTTGTGTATTTTGTACTGGATTCCAGTCGTCACCGACCATGTCTAAAACTGAACCGTCAGAAGAACGAACCAAAGCTTTTTTACCAGGAATTTTTACACCTGATACTGTTTGTACTTCTTCTTTTTCGACTTCCCAATCAAGACCAGCTTTTTGCATCATCTGTTCGGGAGTCATGTCATTGCGTACTTCAACGCCAAGACCATGCCAAGGTACATCGCCAACGTATGCGAGTTGAGCTTGACCGTTAATCATTTCTACTTCATGTGCCATAATATAATATCTCCTTTTGATAGGTATATACTACATCATTGCGAAATGAATGTACACAAAAAAGCGCCGAAGAAATGAATTTTTTTTAATTAATCGTAATGTCCACCTAATACGGCTACAGTTGTTATTTCTCTATTATAAGCTTCTGCTTCTCGTTGCTTATAAGCCGCTTCGAATCCAGCTAAACCGTATTCGTTTCTTTCAGTGTTACCCCATAATCTTTTCATATAGCTATCGTATATCCTTTCTACCACCTTATCGCTTTCATTAATATTAATAAGATGACCTTTTACTAACCAATTTAAACGATTAGCTTCTTTACGAACGAAAGGTGAACACATAGCACAACTCCTTTTTTGAGATATGCTATCTATAAAATGATAGCGCTGACTGTTGCGCTAACAAAAAAATATTTTAATCTGATAGTGGATTATCGAGAGCTTCTTGTAATGTTTCTCTTAGACTATTGTCAAGTCTATCCATTTTTTCTTCAAGATCTCTGACGGTTTCTTTCATCACATTACGTACATCTTTTTCAGATGCTCTTACTGTAGCTTCAACCTCTCGAATAGAAGAAGTTACGTCTTTGCTTTGCTGGTTCAGATCATTACGAACACCAGCAAGTGTCGATTCTATAGAAGCCTGAGTATCTTTGACTCTGCGTTCAGAACCATCTACTTTGTCTTCCATGCGATCAATGTTAGCTTCAAGTTTGAGAATGTCATCTCTCAAACCAGATTTGATATCTCTTGTATAATCTATGGCTTCATCGAGCTTGGTTTCAATTACATTATTGCGAGCTGCAATTGCATCAGTATCAATGTTCTGGATAATCTCTTTCATATCCATATAATCTTTGTAAAATTCAAATCCAGCCCAAGCACCTCCTCCTAAGGTACTAAGAGCGGTAAGGACGGCGAACATCCTTCCACCTTTGAAGGTTGCTCCTCCAAATTCAAATTCTGCCATCTTTCATCCCCTTGTTCAGCTCGAAAGGCTTTATGTTCTTCCCAAAGATGTTCTGCTACATTATATCCAAAAAACGTAAAAAACCCTGCGAAAATAGATACGGTTACTATTTCCATTTTAGTCCTCGAATTGTAGCTCTCTTAGCTGTTGTAATTCTCGCTCGAGTTTCATTACTTCGAGCTGTTTCTTTCTTAATTCTAAATCATATAACCTATTGCAATCAATGCGTGACTTTACTCTTTTGCCAAGTGGTATCATTATTCTAGCATATACGCCTACATCAGTACCACCATTAATATAGTTGTTCAACTGATCATAATCACCTTTATCTATTAATCCTGTAACTCCAAACTCTAAGTTAGTAGCAGAGCCAATAGCATTAGAACAATCAAGTTCACCTGCTCTAAATTTGTCAGACTGATAATTACCGGGTACACTCGGCAACTGTAAATTTAATGAACTTGAATCTGCATTAACAGCAGATCCAAATATGATAAACAATAATACTAAGCGTTTCATAAATCATCTCATTTCATTCTTGAGCATATCTTAGATTTTACTCCGGTTGATTGTACAACAGATTTTAATTGTTTAGATGTTGTACAAATATATTCAACACGAGTTGCGTCTTTATCTCTTATGTAAATTTCAAATGATTTGTGCTCAAGGTAATCCATCTTTAGTAATCTAAATGGCGATGCAAACGGAACTGGATTCCATTCTTTATCAAAAACACCTATCTCATAATATTGTACGTCATTTCTCCTGTTCCACATTTTCATAGTCGTCACTGATACTTCATCAATATACGATGGCTTTAACTCTGGATATGTGGGAGTAAGCTCATGAGCGATAGCACTAGAAGTAATTAGGCATATCGCTAACCCATAATAAAATTTATTCATTAGTCCGCGATACACTCCGCAACAACATTGGCCTTATATTCACCACCTGGCAGAGACTTACCTACACCATATTTTGCTTCTGATTCAACTGTAAACCAGGTAGAACCTGCGATAGTAAGATCGTATTCAGTATGATTATCATATTCAACTTTAGCGGCTTCGTAGCCTGACATATTAGCATCTGATGTTGATGATACCGTTACTTCTCCATCCCATGTCACTGAATCAGAAAGCGAGGGTGATGAGGTAAATGAAGTTGGCCATGAGATCTTTGCAATATAATAATCTGCAATAGTTACATCATAGCGAATTATTGGTAATACCCCTCCGTCAGCTGCTAGATTACTTAATTCGTCAGGCGTTGGGTTACCATAAACTCCTGCTACATCGGTATGAATAGAGCACTTAGAAGATACATTGCCAGTAATAGGCGAATCAATTGCAAACGCAGAAGTTGCCATTAAAAATGCACTCATAAACGTAATAGATTTGAACATTTTATTTTCCTTTATTGTTCTCTATCATATTGCGAGCGTACCATTTTCTTGTGATTAGCATCTGATGCTAAATTTCTCATCGCTCTTGGATTGTCAGGCAAACTCGTATCCTCTAATGTAAGAGTCTCTTCGTATTCACCGCCCGGTATATCTATCATATAGTATGGTTCAATCTTTGGTATAGCTGCTAGCGCAGCAAAAATTCTTTGTTGGTTTGTATTAACCAAATCTTCTATTGTATTTTCACCACCTAATTCTTTTTCAAAGTTAGATAACTTTTCTTCTGGCATTTTTGTTTCTTCAACTTCTTGTTCACCTTCTTCATCGTTCAATGACAAATTGGCCTGTACCCATTCATCGTAAAAAGGATCGTCCGGATTTACTTCAAGTTTATTTAAATAATCTAATAAAGCCTGATCAAAACCAGGGCAAGCAGGATCTGCTAATGGTGTTACGGTGCATAACATAAGCCGATCATCAACTTCAAGTCTATAATTATATGTTACGCTGGGATCAGTAATCTCTCCGCCGCCTTCTACATCTATAGAACCACTACCAAATCTAGAAGCCGGCGTATATGGAAATCTAATATATTTTTGTAGTGTTCCTCCTGGATTTCCTACTGCCCAATCATCTTGTTCTTCTAATATGTAGCCATTTCCTTCTAAATCTTGATTTCTTATATAAACTGTAGATCCAGTATTAGGGTCCTTCACCATTGTATATCTATATGTTAAACCGTGTATATCGACTTTTATATAAGGTAAACTACCATCAGCTCCATTAGGTAATAGACCAGTCATATTCCACGACAATCCCATTGTCGCTGCGTTCTGTGTCACTCCGTATGTTGTGTCAGAGTAACAATAAGAAGAGAAGACCAGCAACGATACCGCTGCCGTAGAAAGTAGATTTCTGATCATCGTCCATATCCTTTAATGGATTAAATGAAGCACTATCTTCATCTGGTATTTCTTCTTTATTAGCCTCCCATGCTACTTTTGCTTCAGCGCCGATTAGTCCATCATACGGACAAGGCGTGCCTGCATTCATCATTGCATTAAATACTCTTTCATCTTGACACATAACAGATACGGCCGCGACTTTCATGCCCATATCGTATAGTACCTTAGCATTCTTTAATTTTTCGCAATTCATATCTCTCACTGTACTTCCTGTCGAAATGCCAAGTATCTGTGTTTGCACAGCGCCTGAAATACCAACTGTACATAAATCAGAATTAGACGAGTTAATTGACGGAGAGATTGCAGAAGGAGGAGGAGATTCTACCTTCGTTTTAGAATTAGAATCAACTACACTCTCATTATAATTTTCTGTAACTATAGGATCTGAAGCATCTTGCGCAAAGACCGCTATACTACTAAACATAATAAAAAGTAATAGTAATAACCAAAAAAGTCCAGAAATATTCTTGTACATCTTATACACCGTTTTCATTGTCAGTGTATCTATTTATACAAGATTATTTCTTGATACAGATTGCTTGTTGCCCTAAGGGAAAGTAACCACTTTTTCCTGATAGCTCAAGCCCAAGTTTTTCTCTGGCTTGAAAACATTCATTCATAAATCTATATTGGCCGTATTTTTCTGCATAAGGGATTTCGTCATAAAGATAAACAAATATTAAAACCCACATTACAAGTCTTCTTTCTTTTCATCCCAAGGCTGAGAGCCAGCATATGGTTCCCATTCAGAACCTGCTATAATTAAACATGACATCATAGGGCCATCATCGTTTGGAAAAGATAATACAAATGCAAGTGTTCCAGTATCTTGATTTAAAAATATCTGACCTGCTGATGTAAAAGTTTTTCCATCTTTAGAAGCAATAGTACCGGTACCTTGAAGCAATAATGCATTCTTATATTGGGCCATTATTCTCATTACTTCAGGCGCTGGATCGCACGGTACATTTATCTGAATCATATCAGCATGTGCTGGTGCACATGCAGCAACAAATCCTAAGGCTAACAATAATTTTTTCATAGTGTAGTCCTTTCATAAAAAAGGGGGGCTTACCATGGCCCCCCGCGCACTTATTAAGTAGTGACCCTTAGAAGTATTTATTAAAAGTTAAAAGTAGCTCCAACTTTTGTTGCAACAGCATCTTCGCCGTCGATATCCCAAGTTGTTTCACCGAACAACGCAAGACCATTGAACAATTCGTATGATGCACCGAAGTTGATCTTTGGATCATCAAATGCTTTGTCCAGTTTAAATTCTTCATTGTTGTAAATTGCAATGTCCATATCGGCTGTAAGACCTACACCAAACATTGTGTATCCGATTTCAGGAGTAACTTTTACACCAAAATCTTCTACATCGTTACCAGCTGCGTCGTTAAGTGTATACGCTGCTTCTGTTTCTACACCCCAAGAGATGCCTGTTGCACCAATCTCATTAGCTGAGACAGATGTTGCCGTTACAAGTGCGGCTGCTGCAATTGCTGCGAATTTCATATTTTTATTCCTAAGTTAAGTTAATAATAAAACCACTTTTCTGTTGCTAGGTAAGTGGCCAACCCCCTGTATTATGCGGCTAGCGCGTAACCAGATGGTGCAAAATTATCGTTTGCATTTGTATTTTGTAAACTAGAATACATGTCGATCCTATTTCTGCCCCATCAAAAACACACTGCTGCTCAAGGTTGCGAGCCTACTTAGACTTACTGACGCTTGCACGTCTCAGTGTGTTTATGGTGGAGCAGCGCGGTACTGCCCCGCGGTCCATACATTCGTTATTAACGCTTACAGATTATATATTACATCATATCCTAAATCTTGTAAATGGCGTGCCACAATCTTTTTTGAGTGTGATATAATTAGCACATATCCATCCGCATCATATGCAATCCATTTATATTTCTTCTTCGCTATCGTGAATGTAGAGTTGAATGAGGGCATAGTGGAGAACTTTCATTAAATCCTTTCGAGCATCAGCCCGAGTGCCTTTTTTACCATAACGATTTGAATACTTATCAACATTTCCCATACAAAAGCCTGTACCATGGCCTCTTGCAATAATCACTTCTGTTGATTGGAACTTATTAGTTGCATAATGCCCATCATATGTAGCATCGATATAATCTTTAAATTCTGCTATCAATTCACCTTCATTAAATTTATAATTAATCATCTATTCGTCCCAAACTCCATCCCAAGTATAAAATACGTGTTTATCAATTATTTTACTTATTTCCATTTGCTCAGCCCAAAATGGATTTACATATGTAGCATGATAAAATGTAGCTCCTTCGGTAGGATCATCTACGTTTCCTATCATTACGTCACGCGCAATAACTTTTGCTTGTGCCCAAGCTTTAAATTCAGTAGGAGATTGATCTGCAATCATAAACGTCCAACTAAATTGTTTAGGCTGATATACTACATCACAAATATTATTTGGCCATTCTCCATGGTCTACGCGATTTAGTGTAACATGTGCTACTGCGATCTGACCTTCTATGACTTCACCCCTCGCCTCATGATAGATATTCATCGCCAAACAGTCATGCTGTTTAGTATCTATCGAAGGATGCATCATAGACAAAGTTACGGCTACTGCTCCGAGTCCTGTCATGGTTAATATCCCACTTGCTATGTTGACTACTCTTGACATTTTTTATTTATAAGCCTAGAACTCGTCCTGCATGCTCTTTTAAACCCTTATAAGGATTCTCAGTTAAAAACTCAGCGATTTGCTCGAAATAAAAAGCAGATTTTTCATCGCCTTCAAGTTCTAAAACTCCGGCACATTCATTCATAAAATCAATGATTTCGCCTAATGCGACGCGGCCATCACTTCCCATGGCCGCTTTGTGTGATTTACCTTTACGCTGCATTAGAAGATTCCTCCATTTGAATTTCAGTCCTCCAAAGATCATGCTGAACTTCCATATCAGCTTCCATTCTTTCAATGTTCTGCTGAAGATCGTCAACAATGTCGAGTAGTTCAATTAAAACAGTGGCACGACTATGGCCAAAATTATGAGAACGACGAACAATGCTCATCAGTTTCTTTCTCATCATCAATGCATCTTGAATATCATTTACAATAATCATTACGCTACCTCCTTAAATCCAAAGTTTGCTACAACGTGGCGGTTACCATCTTCGTCTTCGATAAGATCACCAACTGATACAGAAGCCATACGATCAAGACGAGTGATCTGAGACTCAGGACCAATGTTACCAACTTGAAAGACTTCATCTAAACAAGTAGCTTCGATTTGAGCCACACCAGTATAAAGATTTTCGTATAGAGCTTTTTCAACAAGATCAACCATTTTCTCACCACGGAAATCCATAGCCATGTCATCGCGAATCTCACGCTTCATGCTTTTAGTACCAGCATTGATTCCAGCGATTTCGTCTTCTGTGTAGCGGATCTGATAAACTGTATATTTCATCTTCTATCTCCTTTTGATAATACCATCCTACAGCATGTTGAAAGCAATGTACACAAAAAAGCGCCGAACGAAATTGTTTAAAAACAAAGGCTTGTAAAATAGTTCGTTTTTATAAATATCGATAGTATGGAGGAATGTGAATGATTGATCCGGTAACTGCCATCGGTTTGGCAACAAGTGCTTTTAATGGAATAAAGCAAGCAATATCTGTTGGGCGTGATATTCAAGATATGCATGGTCAGCTCGGCCAATGGGCTAAAGCAATATCTGATGTTGATTACGCACATCAGAAAGCGGATAAACCACCTTGGTATAAAAAACTAGGTGGAGGTGTCCAAGCCAGTGCTATGGAAGTATGGATGCATAAAAAGAAAGCTGATGAGATGCGTGAAGAATTACGTAGTTACATATCAGCCGTATATGGTCCATCTGCATGGAAAGAAATAGTACACCTAGAAGGCGTAATGAGAAAAGAACAGAAAGAAGCTGTTTACGCC